TTATTCCTGTGCCCAGCCAACCCTGTATGCCAGTATCTCATCCGCACTGGTCAGCTTTTCCAGCTCCTTCTTCATGGTGCGCTGGCGAACGTGGATTTCCATCCCTTTGGTGAACATCGCCTGCTCTGCAGCAGCACTCAGAGCAATCAGTGTTTCAGCGTCCATCGGTACGTCATTATTGTCCGCATCCGTCCAGAAAAACGCCTCCGGCAGTTTCCCCGCTTTCGCTGCCGCCACCGACGGCTCAAGACGCGTCTGCGTTGACTTCCCGTAGTCCCATTTACGCCCATTGTGCTCAAACGTGTAGTTCGCCGCTTCCATCGCATTACGCCAGGCGTTGATCCCGGCGGTTTTGAGTTCTCTGGCTTTTTCCGGGCTGATGGATGGCTGTACATATTCTGCAATTTCACCGGCCTCTCCTCTCAGACAAGCGGCATAAATATCCCGCCCGTATGCTTCGGTATCGCTGGCTGTTGCAGTGAAAGGAACCGCCTGCTCAATGTGCTCAAACTTCACCATGCAATTGACAGCAGTGTGATCTTTATCTGCCCATTGCGGATTGCTTATTTTTTTCCACATTCATGTCATCTCCTGTCTGTCAGTATGCGCGCTGGAACAGCCCGATGCCTTCATTGTCATTTGTCGACGTAATTTCATTACACACCATCCATGACCCCGGAACTGAGGATAGGTTGCCGTCAATGCCATCGGTGTTAGCTTTCATATAGTTTCCGTTTTCGTCTTTGATTAGGGCGCATCGCTTAAGGCGTGAACCCGATACAGTTTCTCCTGGCTGATAGGTTCTGCCGATGTCGGTTATATACGGGCCTAGTGCGGCAATAATGTATGTTCCGATGCTGTAAATTTCCCCGGGTACCAGCCTTCCGGTTGGCCCCTGTGGTCCGGGTTCACCTGTCGGGCCCTGTGGACCTGTCGGGCCCTGTCTTCCTGTTTCTCCCTGCAAACCTCGTGGCCCCGTTTTACCCGCAGGACCTGCCGGACCAACCGGCCCCGGAACACCCTGTGCCCCCGCTGGTCCCCTTTCACCTCGTGGCCCTGCCGGACCTGCCTTACCTTCCGCTCCGGCGGTACCATCCTTTCCTGCGGGGCCTGCCGGGCCTGCATCACCTTTGGGACCAGCTGCACCAGCCGGTCCCCGTGGGCCTGCGGGACCCACTGCACCAGGTGCGCCAGGTTCCCCCCTGTCCCCCTTCGGTCCGGGGACTGCTGCCCGGGTTGCTGCCTCTTCTGCCTTCGTTTTTGCTGCCTGCACTTCTGCCATTACCGCTTTCACAGCCTTTGGGGTTGCCGCTTTTGTTTCATCATCGCTGTTGGTATCGCTGCTCAGCTGTACAACACCTTTCTGTGATGTGCTGGCATCCGGAACACTGGCGACACTGCCTGCGGGACCCGCAGGACCTGCGGGGCCGGTTTCTCCCCGAGGGCCTGCGGGACCTGCCGGACCTGTTGCGCCGGGTTCACCTTTATCCCCTTTCGGGCCGGTTTGCCCTGCCGGACCCTGTGGTCCGGGTGGTCCGGCCTCTCCACGTGGGCCGGTGTCACCTTTCGGCCCCGGCGGTCCGCCCGGGTCACCTTTATCGCCCTTCGGTCCCTGTGGACCTGTTTCTCCCCGTTCTCCCTTTGGCCCCGGCTCACCTTTTGGTCCGACCGCCCCCGTTGCCCCGGCTGGTCCCTGTGCCCCTGTGGCACCCTGTGGACCTGTGTCCCCCTTCTCGCCCGCCGGTCCCCGGGCATTCTCTGCCCGTTTCTTCGCTTCCTCTGCACTCGCCGCCGACGCTTCAGCACGCTTCAGGATTTCCGCTGCCACCGCTTCCAGCTCTGCAAGCGCTTTCGGGTAATACTGCGCCTCATCCTGTTCCATCAGAAATTTATTCAGCGTTCCCGGCTCAGAATCCGCCTTCACCAGAATGTCACCCACATACGACGGGGCGTACCCTTCCGTGTTCAGCGTCACCCGGTACCACCCCGGCTCCACATCAAAACTGTAACTGCCGGTTTCCCCCGGCTGCCCCTGCGCCACCGTGGTGACTATCACTGTCTCTGTGGTGCGTCGCGCTTTCAGCTCTATGGTGCATCCCGGCACCGGCTTCCCGGTGCCGTCCTTCAGCACGCCCGATATTCTGACTGTCATAGATTTCTCCCATAAAAAAAACCGCAGTACCGGTTACCCGGTCTGCGATCAGGGGTATAAATTGTGACTGGCTGGTGTTAAAGGGTGCCGTCAGTCAAAGGCACCCGTGGATAATGTACGATGTCCGGCTTTTGTCGTTTTCCGGCAATCACGAACAGATGGATGATACCTCACTATCCACCTGTCACGATGCGGTATCAAAATCGTCTGTATAGGATTTCAGGTAAAACAGAACCGGGTCATGGATCCGAATTTTACTCTTATCATGAAGTATTGAACCACCCATGTAAAAAAGCACATCTGCTTCATACCTGAATGTAATTTCAACCCGCACATCACCCTGTCCGGCAGGAATACTCCATGAGCCTGACGCACTTCCGCCAACATCAGAATATACCGGCTCATATCTGCTGGCGTTTTTGGAAATCTGGACCTCCCGCTCCCCGGTTTTGACTTTGCCTGACCTGGCATGAACGACAACTTTGTCATTTATCTTCATGATGAATTCACCTCTGGAAAATGAATACGCCATAAGCATAAGCTTGCGATCAAACGGCATGTTGTCTTTCAGCAAAATCATTTTCTGAAAAGTCAGCTGGTTCTGAGTCATTACGCCCTGCCCCATATCAACCGTGTATCCCTTGACGATATCACCAATGATTCGGTCAGCGCTCATCGTTCCATTAATGGTGCAGTCTTCCGCAATCGTCACGTTATTCAGCGTACCGGAACTGGCACTGATATTCCCGCTGATATCGGCATTACGGGCCGTCAGCCTGCCGTCCGGCGTCAGGGAGAATGCGGGGGGATTGCCGCCGCTGGTAATGGTGGGGGCGGTGAGCGTCTTTATCAGCGCCTCATTGATAAAGGTCTGTCCACCCTGCGTGACCAGTGCGGGTGTGGTGTTACCATTTTCCGGGTTAATGAATGCCACGCGGTCCGCTGCCAGCAGTATCTGGCTCTGCACCCCTTCATCCGTATTCTCAATGCCTGCACCAATACCGGCAATATAAAGGCGTCCGTCCTGCATCTTCTGCAGCTTCACCGCCCACATGCTGTTCAGGTCATTACGGGTGTCCGTCTGCACACGCTGGATTTGCTGTATGGTGGCGCTCTGGTCCTCCAGCGTTTTACTGACCGTCTGCGTGATTTCATTGCGGGTTTCTGTGATGGTGGTCTGCATTTCCGCCATCTCGTCCTTCAGCTTGCTGTTGTCAATCTCTGCCCACAACGCCTCTGCCAGATGTGTTTTTCCTATCTTTTCCCGGAAAAACTCCAGATAGCCCGCAGCATCATCACTGGCCCGTCCACTGGCTTCAACAAACGCGGATTTACCCACCAGATTGACGCTGCGCACGTAAAACCAGAAAACTTTCCCGGGTTTAATCTGGCTGCCGGAGACGCTCCACTGGCTGCCTGTCCCCAGATAACGGGCAGAGGTTTCCACCTGTGCGGCGTCTGCAATTTTTGCCTCCGAAAACCAGAACTCAAACTGCACCGTCGGGTCATAAATGGTCAGTTTCGGGACTGCCGTTATCTGAAAATACCCCGGCGTCAGTTCAACACCGGCAGGCGCTGCCGGTGCGTTAATCCGGAACGTGGTGGTGGCGGGTTCGCCCTGCTGGCCATAGCTGTTAATCGCCCTGACCGTCAGGGTGTATTCCCCGGGAGGCAGGCCACTGAAACGGTGCTCCGTATCGGCAGTGATGGCGGTGGTCAGCAGGCGGCTGTTCTCACCGCTTCCACTGGTCAGGCGCAGACTGAAGCGCACGCCCTTCACCACCCGCGGCGTGTCCCATTTCGCCTGTGCCAGATACTGACCGTCAGCTGCACTCACCTCCACCGTCAGGTGCTGCACTGCCGGTGGGATAACGCTGTTCAGGGTGCCTGACTGCGGCTCAAAGCGGGCCCCGTTATCCACGATGGCTTCTTTTTCAGGTACGTGCTGCACCGCCGTGATGGCAAAGGTGCCGTCCGTGTTTTCCCGGATGGAGACACAGCGGAACAGGCGACGACGCAGTGACGGCAGGGAGAGTCCCCACACACCGTATGTCTCCACACCATCCGGCAGGGTGCTGACCTGTATCCGGTCAGGCGCGGGGTGTGCGGTGATGGCCACGCTCGCCGGCTTACCGCTGCCGTTAATCAGATTAACAGTGGCCGTGCCGGTCTCCGGCAGTGTCACCTCCCGGTCCAGCGTCAGGGTGCGGGTGGCAGCATCAATGGACAGGACACGTCCGCCGGTCAGGGTCCCGGCATAGTCATTATCACAGATTTCAATAATGTCACCGGGTGTGTGCCGCAGCCCCTGAGACCCGAGTGTGAAATCAACCGTCTGCGTTTCCAGCAGTTCGGTCTTTATCACCCACAGCCCGGCACGGTGGGCCTGACCGCGGCTGGTACAGCCGAACGCGTCCATCTTCAGCAGGTTGCGTCCGTAGCGCAGTATGGCTTCCGGGTCTTCCACCAGTTCCGTGGAGGTCTGCCAGCCGTTCTGCGGGTCGGTGTAATTCACCTCCACCGCCGTGTGCCGGTCCTTCAGGGCACTGAAGCTGTAGCGGAACCCCACGCCGTTATCATCCACCACCACATCGCTGTTGGTGTACGGCCACACCACATCCGACGGACGGTCCTGAACGAACGTCAGCGTCTGGCCGTTCCATACCGGCATACAGCGCATCGCCGAGCAGAAATCACTGAGCACGTCCCATGCCTTACGCTGTTGTGCCAGGTACGCATTAAAGGTCATCCGCGGCTCTGTGCCCCCGAAACCATCCGGGACCGTCTGGTCGCAGTACTGCCCGATGGCATACAGCGCCCACTTGTCCACATCCGCCGCCCCCAGGCGTTTTCCCATCCCGTAGCGCGGGTGAGTCAGCATGTCCCACAGACACCAGGCCGGATTGTTACTGTATGCCGGTTTCAGACTGCCGTCCCAGATACCACTGTACGTGCATTTTTCCGGGTCATAGTTTGACGGCACCTGGATGATGCGACCGCGGATATGGTAGTTCACCGTCATCTGCTGGCCGCCGAACTGCTCCGCATCCACCTGCAGCCCCACAATGGCCGTGTTCGGGTAGCACTGTTTCACATCGATGATTTCGGTGTATGACGACCAGAGCGTCTTATTCTGCAGCTGGTCCGTGGTGCTGTCCGCCGTCTCCCTGACCATCCGGATGTTAAAGGGCCGGGGCGGCAGATTATCCAGAATCACCGACGCCAGGAACTGTGAGGTGGTCTTGCCGTTAATGGTGACATCCTTTTCTGTCACCCAGTTACCGTTACGCTGTAACTGAATCAGCAGACGGACAGAGGACGGATTACGGTCACCCTTTGACGTGGTCTCCACCAGTGACTGCACCCCGAAGGTCACCCGCAGGCGGTCAATGTTCGCTGACGTAATGGTGCGTGTCACCGGTTTTGCCTTCGTCACTTCCACACCCAGTACAGTTTCAGCTCCGGAGGACTCAAAGCCTTCCGGTGGTGTCTGCTCCTGCTCCCCGGCGCGCCAGACCGCGGTCACACCGTGTATCACGGGATTACCGTCCGTGTCCGTCAGCGGGGTTTTGTTCACCAGAATACTCTGCAGGCCTTTCACCGGACCTTCAATGGGTCCCTCACCAATCGCATCAATCACGCTCATCATCTGCGTGGATTTGAGATTATCCTTCGCCTCACGAGGCGTGTGCGCCCTGCCGCCACCTTTACCCACTCGCTCCCCCTCTCCTGTCTGATGTCTGAATCTGTTTATGCCCAAAAAACAACAGGCACCCCGGAGGATGCCTGTATCATGACTGAATAAAAATTCTGAATATCTTCACATTTTCACAAACTGACTGTGGCGCGTATAATTTCTCTGCGTTAATTTTTTTGTCGTGACATAAGAATAATTCCTTACACTTAATCTTCGTAACTCTCCCGCAGTTCCTGTCCGCGATCACTGCGGGATTTTTTTATTCTTTTTACCCCTGCCGCCCGATAACCACGACCTTTCCGCCCCCGCCTTCATCACGGGTACTGATGTCCTGGGATATACGGCGGGAGCCAACCAGCATTTCCCCGTAAGGCACCGGCATCGGGTTGCCCTGGGCAATCATGTTGTCCAGTGAGGAAAAGTACGTGTTCTGTTTACCGTTATCCGTTGCCCGGTAATCCGGTGTTTTTGCCTTCGGGGCCAGCATCTGGGCCACACCGCCCAGAATCATGCTGGCTCCAAGTGAAAACAGCATCGTGGTGGCAGAAAAACCACCGGCTGCCAGGGCTGAACCCCATAACGCCATCGAGGCTCCGGCCGTGATGAACGACCCCACGATGGCCGCCGCCCCCAGCACAATCTGCAGTCCGCCCTTTCCGGCACCGGCCAGTCGCGGCACAATGTGGATGACCGTTCCCTCACCCAGCTGTTCGTGAAGACGGGCGTACACCGCCTCCGGTGCCGTGTCCTCACCGGCAATACGTATCTGGTACCAGCCTTCGTTCATCTGACGGCGGAATCCGGGCACCTGTAACGACAGCGCCCGGATGGCTTCCGCTGCCGTGTTCACATACAGGCTGAGGCGGCGGCCAAATCGTTGTAAATCCCCGTGAAGGCAGATGCGTGCCAGTGGCGGTGACGCCAGACAGAATGCGTTCGTCGTTGCCATTTTTCGGAATACCTCTCCCGTTTACTCAGTTGTTCAGGCAGATGGTGAAGCAGCTCACCGTTGCCACAGTAAATGGCGGCATGGTTCGGTACCGAAGCACCAAAGCAGCACAGCAGCACATCGCCCGGTTGTGCTGATGACAACGGCACCTGATACAGCCCTGTGGCCTCCAGATTATCCAGGTACAGGTTCTGGCCGTTGCGCCACCAGTCATCCTCGCGATGAAAATCCGGCATTTCAGTCCCCGCCAGATGATAAGCATCCCGGAACAGCGTGTAACAGTCCGTCACCCCGTGCTCAAAGCGCCGTCCTGTCAGATGTGGCACACAGCGGAATTTGTGAATGTCACCCCGGCTGACCAGCCACCAGGGCAGTGCGCTTTTTATCTGCAGCCGCCGGTCGGCCTCGCTCAGCCAGGGCAGACCACCGGGATGACTGTGGACCAGTGCCACAATCTCCCCCTGCATCTCTGCCCGCAGCCAGTCTTCCGGTGCGATACGAAAATACGCCTCCGGCTCTGCGGAAATATTCACACAAGGGATATACCGCTCCCCCTCCGGCGTGCTTATCACGAAGCCGCACGACTCCGCAGGCGCACACCGCCGGGCATGCGCCAGAATCGCTGATTCAGTCTGTGTCATAAAACAGGATTTACTGCGAAAGTTTATTGATGGAAAGGAAACCGCCAAAATTGCCGACATTCCTGCGCAGTTCACACCCGCGCATGCACTTGCTGCATCTGTCCTTACGGATATCCGTGGTGGGTTTATCGAACTCATCCGCCACAGCCCCGCCCGTGTAACCACACTCATCAGAGCGGTAGGTCCACATACAGGTGTTCGCCAGCATGATGCGACCGGGAAACAGCGCACCGTCCGTCTCCGTCGGTGTCGCCAGCACAAACGAGGCCGTCATGGACGTCAGCGCTGACATCTGCTCCACCACCCACCGGTCCGTCAGCTCCTGCTCCGGGTCTGCCTCAGGATTGCCTGCCACAAAGTTCACCGCATCCAGAAAACGCGCATACACCCGGCGACGGACCACCGTGGCACCCACCAGACTCTGCAAATCCTCCGCCATCCCGGTGACAAGGCCAAACAGATTGGACACCGTCAGCGACGGGCGGGCACTGCTGCCCTTTCCGTTCATCTCAAAGCCGCTGCCCTCAATCGGGTACGCCTGATATTCACGCCCCTGCCAGGTCACCGGCTCCCCTTTTTCATTCAGCTCATTGCAGAAAAAATACCGCTCACCACCCTGTACCGTCAGGTCGATTTCCCAGAGTACCACCCGCGGTGACTGCTCTGATTTAACCGACTCGCTCAGACTTTCTTCGTGAATATCCTGCATCAGTTCACCACCTGCTTAAACTCCGCGCTGAACTCAACGCGCAACATCCCGACCCGCGCAGACCACCCGGCACAGGTCACCTTTATCTGCCGGTATGCATAGGGTGGCTTCCACAAAAATGCCTTCCAGCCACCGTGCTCTGCCAGGAACGCTTCCAGATGCCGGGCCTCCTCCCGGGTCACGGAAAGCGTCACCCTGTATGTTTTCAGGTCAGCATTCAGCCCTGCCGCCATACGCTGTGAGTACCCGTCACCAAAACGCACTTCACGCACCGATGGCTGCGAGTTCACCTCCATATCCGGCTTCACTTTCCAGCGAAAGGTTTTCATCGCCCGCTCCCTGATAACATACCGCCATCACGCAACTGCAGCCGGAGCTCATCCTGCGCCCCCTTGCGGGCCATGTCATACACCGCTTTCATCAGCTGCGGCCCGGCCTGTCCGTTGATACCGTCGTTCTGAATCACCACGTGATTGTTCTGATTAAAATTAATACCTTCCGCCCGCCGCATCTGCGCCTGACTTCCGGCACCGCCGACATAACCACCTTCCGCATACCCGCGCATCAGACGATACAGGTTGCCGACACCAATCCGGCTGGTCGCCTCCTTCGTGAAGACAAACTCCCCGCGGTGGACAATCCCCGCTGGCTCATATTTGCCACCGGTTCCCGTAAATCCCCCGGTCGCGAAATGGAAGTTCGCCGCCGCAGCCTGAATGGCCGTCCCCGTGGAGGCAGACGCACCACCACCGAAAGCACCACCAATGGCGCTGCCGATACGCCCGACAATGCCCACCATGGCCTGTTTAAGCAGGATTTCTGTCATCATGGACAGCACCGAACGGGTGAATCCCCGCCAGTTCTGTTCGCTGCCGGTCAGCATCGCCGCCATATTCTGTGCAATACCGTCAAAGGTCTGCGTGGCCGCACTTTTAACCTGCGAAAAACTGTCCGTCGCACTTTCCGCCCACTCCCCCCAGCCGGACTTCAGGCCTGCCATCCAGCTCCCGCGAAGCTGGTCTTCAGCCGCCCAGGTCTTTTTCTGCTCTGACATGACGTTATTCAGCGCCAGCGGATTATCGCCATACTGTTCCTTCAGGCGCTGTTCCGTGGCTTCCCGTTCTGCCTGCCGGTCAGTCAGCCCCCGGCTTTTCGCATCAATGGCGGCCCGTTTTGCCCGTTGCTGCTGTGCGAATTTATCCGCCTGCTGCGCCAGCGCGTTCAGGCGCTCCTGATACGTAACCTTGTCGCCAAGTGCAGCCAGCTGGCGTTTGTACTCCAGCGTCTCATCTTTATGCGCCAGCAGGGATTTCTCCTGTGCAGACAGCTGGCGACGTTGCGCCGCCTCCTCCAGTACCGCGAACTGACTCTCCGCCTTCCACAAATCCCGGCGCTGCTGGCTGATTTTCTCATTCGCTCCGGCATGCTTCTCCAGCGTCCGGAGTTCTGCCTGAAGCGTCAGCAGGGCAGCATGAGCACTGTCTTCCTGACGATCGCCCGCAGACACCTTCACGCCGGACTGTTTCGGCTTTTTCAGCGTCGCTTCATAATCCTTTTTCGCCGCCGCCATCAGCGTGTTGTAATCCGCCTGCAGGATTTTCCCGTCTTTCAGTGCCTTGTTCAGTTCTTCCTGACGGGCGGTATATTTCTCCAGCGGCGTCTGCAGCCGTTCGTAAGCCTTCTGCGCCTCTTCGGTATATTTCAGCCGTGACGCTTCGGTATCGCTCTGCCGCTGCGCATTTTTGTCCTGTTGAGTCTGCTGCTCAGCCTTCTTTCGGGCGGCTTCAAGCGCAAGACGGGCCTTTTCACGATCATCCCAGTAACGCGCCCGCGCTTCATCGTTAACAAAATAATCATCCTTGCGCAGATTCCAGATGTCGTCTGCTTTCTTAAACGCAGCCTCTGCCTTAATCAGCATCTCCTGCGCGGTATCAGGACGACCAATATCCAGCACCGCATCCCACATGGATTTGAACGCCCGCGCTGTCCTGTCTGCCCAGGTCTCCAGCGTGCCCATGTTCTCTTTCAGGCGGCGGGTCTGGTCATCAAACCCTTTCGTTGCGGCCTCGTTCGCCGCCTGCAATGCCCCGGCTTCATCGCCGGAACGCTGCAACTGAGCAACATACGCAATCTGCTCTGCCGTCACGTTACGGAACTGGCGCGCCATCGCCATCAGTCCCGACGTCGGGTCAGTGGTCAGCTTCCCGAAGGCTTCAGCGACTTTATCCACCTCCACACCGGATGCAGACGCAAAACGCGCGACACTCTGGTTAATGGCATCAAACTGTTCACCACCACGCACACCGGCATTCACCAGGGCTGCCAGTGACTCTCTCGCCTGGTTAAACGTCAGCCCTGCTGCCTGCCCGGCTCTTGAGAGCGTCAGCATACGATCGGCAGTCAGTCCGGCCTGATTGCCGGAAAGGACCAGCGTTTTATTAAATTCTGAAAGCGTGGAATCCCCCTGGTACCAGGCGTACACCAGCGCACCTGTCGCCACCGCCAGCGAGGTGACCCCGACCATCGGCAGGGTGATCGCACCGGCAAGCCCCCTGAACATGGGGATCATCCCGCCGAAGGAGTCCTTCACCTGACCGCCCTGTTGCAGCAGGATGAGCCAGGGATTCTGACCACCGGCAAGCTGCGTGGCGATATCCGTAAACTGTGCGGGCAGGGTACGCATGGCTGCTTTATACTGCCCGACGGAAATCCCGGCTTTTTGTGCGGCCAGCGCCTGGCGGCTCAGGCCCTGTTCAACAGCACTGGCGGTTTTTCTGGCGTCGGTATCCAGACCTGAAAAATGACGCCTTACCCGGCTCATCTGCTCATCGAAACGGACAGCATCCAGACTCAGGTCAATAACAAGATCACCAACCGGCTGGGACATATCTCACACCTCCCGGAATCCCCGCTGAAGCCATCATTAATGCGGCATCATCCACCATGACATCCGCCACATCCGCAGACGATAAAATATCGCGCCCTCCGTCCCCACCGAACCGGACGCCTCCGGCAAGTCCTGCCGCTTTCTGCATCAGCATTTTGTCCTCATCCGGCCTCTCCACCTGCTCTTCCTCATGCCGGGGGACAAGCAGACTGAAATCCGAGGGATGCATATCCGGATCGCAAAAAAACAGGCTGAGTACGGCGTACATCAGCCCGGAAAAATGCATATCCAGTTGGGTATCCTGAAAATAATGCGTGCGGTAAAAATGTCGCCAGTCGGCATATTCGGTGGATGTCATCCCGGCAAGCATGGCGCGCCAGTCAGGCCTCCCCATCTCACGCGCCAGTCTGAGGGCAAAATTCAGCTCGCCGTCGAAAACTTTCCCGCAGAAAAATCATCATCAGTAAGCGCGTTATTTTTCGCCACTTCGGTGCTGTCAGTATCCGCATGAACAGCCCCGCTCATCCCGGACAGACGTAACACCACCTCTTCCGCCCGGGCAATGGCATCAGCCGGCCAGGTCGTCAGCACATCCTGTTCGATCTGCATCACGGCCTCATTCATTGACGGTGACTGCGTTTTCTGTGGATGGTTATGCCACAGGGACATCGCCACCAGAAACGCGCCGGTTCTGACAAGATCTTCCACACTCACCTGCAGGTTGCCGCTGGCTTCAGCCTCTTCTGCCCGCCGTTTCAGCAGGGCAAGATGCTCGATACGCTGCAGCGCAGACAGCTCCGAAAGCGTGACAGACACACCGTTATATTCAAATTGTTCTGTTTTAAGAAACATGCGTGTTCTCCTAAACACCCGTTACGCGGCAGGGACATTAACGGTTACTGTCGCCAGAGCGACAAAATTACCGTTATCACTCATGACCACGACCGACGTTGTTCCTTTCTCAAGTGCGTTTACCGTCACTGTGTTCTCCTTCAACGTGGCTGTGGCCACCGCACGATGCACGGTCGACACCCTTAATGAAGGATCAGACGCATTATCCGGCAACACAGCCACAGTAAGTGTGCCTGCCTTCCCTTTTTCTAGGGTCAGGGTTTCCGGTTTAATGGTCACACCGGAAACCGGCGTAATTTTAGTGAGATTTTCAGCCATCGACGGGCGTCCCACATTGGTAACTTTCACCGTTCTGGTGATCACTTCCTTCGCCGTCACGGCCTTACCGATACTGCTGACCCAGCCACTGAACACATCCACCGTACCATTCGGGAACCGGATTTTATAGGCCCTGACATCCCCGCTTTCAAACCATGCGATAAGCCCTTTCTGACCTTCCTCACCCGGTTTCCAGGCCAGCGTAAAACTGGTATCACCTGCAGATTTCTGTCCCTGCCCGGTCGCGGTCCAGTCCGCGTCTTCATCATCCAGGTAGTTATCGTCGTAGGGTTCAGCCGTCATCTCGCCCGGCGTCAGATCCTTCACCTTAGCCAGTCGCTGCCAGTCATCGTCTGACAACGGGTTTGCATAAGCATCAGCCTTGCCGTTGTAAACCCACAGAGTGGTACCGGCACCTTTTACCGGCTCAAGGGGATTTGGTGTTGCCATATCGTCCTCACATCTCGTATGTAATGGAATAAGTCAGATCTGCAGAACTCCATAACGCCATATCGTCATCACGACGATACTCATAGCCCTGCGTAACCATCGTGGTAATCAGTCCTGCCAGTGCCGGGATCTCGGTCATCGCCGGGTAAATCCGGCTTTCCATCCACTGATCGAGCTCTGAATCCGGTACCTGTGCCGGTAAAAACACCTCAATATGCAGTGTGGCCCGCCAGGTATCTGCATCCAGCTCTTCACCGGTATACTCTGCATCCGTCAGATAAACCGCGATCGCAGGAAAATCCTCTTCGTCAAAAACAACGGGGCGACCATCAAACAGCGTCGCCCCGTGTTCATGCTGCTCGAGTGCATCCAGCACTGCGGCACGAATGTCAGTGTGTTTCATCGTTTTATCGCAATCCTCAGTTGTTGTTTCAGCGCGTATGCCAGTTCTTTAGGCAGGCGTTCACGCCGGATACGGTCAACATTCTCATCAAATGCCTGTTTCAGTGGGGCCGCCATCGGGATTTTCACCACATCAATGGGGTAACGGTTTTTCCCGGCCACACGCTGCATGACATGCCAGCGACCATTTTTTAATCGCTGAATAAATGCCCGCTGATACCGATGCTGACCGGCTTTAAGTATGCTGTTCGGGCGACGCCCCAGCATCCTGATCCCCAGCTTAATCACAGGGAGATCACCGCGGTTAACGATAATTCTGGCATTCGGATTTCTGACCGTCGCCCGTTTCAGTCTGGACCGTTCCTTTACCAGTTTCCGTCTCACTCTGGTTTCCCGGGCAACCTGTGACGAAGACTGATTAATCGCCGTTGTGGCCACGCGGTTAATCGTCATTGCTGAAGCCGCCGGAATGGCGTTTTTACGAACCCGGCTCAGATTATCAATCGCCTGATCAAGCCCTTTTATCGCCATAATTTCACCCTGCGTTTATCGTCGCCGGTTAACAGCGGGTGGTTGCCCACGGTTGAGCCAGAGATAACAGCTTCCCCCGTCATCCGGAGAAACACGATCCACCCAGAACATCTCGCCGTTAATGGTCAGCGTGTCACCACGCCGCACAGCCCGAACCGTATCCGTCCGCACAAATAATGACGGGCTGCTTCCTTCAATACGGACCCCGCCACCGGCAAAACCCAGCGACTCCGGATCGTCAAAAACCCCCTGAACTTCGCCACCACGCTGTGCCCCCGAGGTGAACTGCGCACAGAGTCCCATCACTTCAACAATCGTGCTGTCCACCCCGGCGAGGGCAGCATCGAAGGCATTCTGAAAATCACGCATAAACGGCCATTCCACTCTTGACCATGTCTTTTGCCACTGAGGGGGGCATCAGAATTACTCTGCCAGCATCAACATGCTCAACAGGCTCACCTGTTTCATCGTCAACACCGCACAGGTAAAAACACTTCAGAAGCATGATACGTTCCAGAATACCGAAAGCATCCTCACCGGTGTTCCTGTATGCCTGCTCATAAACGGTATCATCAACATCTGCGATTTCATTTTCCGATGCGCAAACCTCCTCTTCCCACTCTGCCACACGCTGTGCGATATCCGCTGCACTCCCCGACATATCCGCCTCGCGCCCCAGCAGGCCAGCCAGTTCACGAAGACGTTTCTGATTTTCTTCTTTTGTTGCCATATCCAGCCCCCTGTGAAAAAAGACACGGGGGCATTTCGCCCCCGCTCACGGATTATTTCACCTGTACCACCACAAACTCATCCGGATCCGGCAGCACCATCAGCGGTGCGGACTGCGTCATGGTGAATTCACGGGCCGGATCGCCCACGGTCATCCAGTGTTTCGGATAACGGGAAGAGGCCACCACACCTTCGGACAACGCCTGCGCATCCTGAATGGCACCATAGCAACGGATGCCCTCAGCAGCCGTATTTCCCAGGACCAGCGTGCCCTCCGGCAGATAACGTTTTTCGGTACCGTCCTCTGCCACATAAGACGTTTTCGCCACCACAATGGCCAGATCACCGTAATACCCCTTGAAAGACACCACCGACCCCAGGTCTTTCACTGCCGTTTCGAGTTGTGAATTTGAGCCGCGACGGGTATCCAGTTTTTCGCGGAACAGCTTAAAGCCATTCAGCAGACGCCAGACGGTACCGTCCATGATGGCAATATTCACAAGACCGCTGGCCTGATCACAGAAAAGGTCGATATCATATGTCGGGTCGAACGTGTCACGGTCCTGTTTTGACCACTCCTTACCGCTACCCTGTATGATGTTATTCTTCGTCGATCTGCCAAAATCAACCTCAATTTTCTCGAACTGGTCTCCTTCCATGGTGTATTTGCCATACAGCACGGCATTCACCGCCTGCATTTCTTCCACCTGGACAATGGCGTGCTCTTCCTGTTTGAGGTTATCGGTGATGATACGCAGACGACGGTAGGTCTGGTCGTTCAGCTGCGCCGGATCTTCACCGGGAAGGCGCTCCACCGCCTGCTGGTAATTAAATTCGTGTTTCGGCTTGACGTAGCCCGGACGTAACACGCGGGTTTCACCACCGCGATGACGCAGCACTTTTCCTTCAACAACCGGGGAGACATAGGCTGCCACCGGCGTTTTTCCGGTAATTTTGTCCAGCATCACCTCTTCGGTGTGGAAATTCACCGTACGGCGGAAAAACAGCTCCAGAAACAGCGCACGGAATTTCACTTTTTGTTCGGTATAACCGAGTAACTGGCGGGTCGTAAACAATCCCATAAATCAGTTCCTTTCATTCAGAAATCAGTCAGGCCAACGCGGTGGCCTGATAACGTGTTACGGCAGCGCCGCGTGACTCAGGGCTGTGCCGACAAAGGCGTTGGCCTTTTTGTGTTCATCCACACTGTCAGGCCAGCGGATTGCCTCCGTCGCAAAGGTCCCCGACTTGTAATAGGTCAGCACCGTCTCTGTGCCTTCAAGCGGCAGTACCAGTATGCCAGCCGCACTACCGGCTTTCTGTCCGTCCCAGACCACCAGTTTCCCGGTGGCTTCATCCAGCATCAGGGGCGTCAGAGCCGGTGTTGCCTGAGAAATCCCGCTGCTGCCTGTGGCGGTATGAGCCGGATCATTACCGGCAAAAATACGTACTTCTGCACGTTGTTCAGTGATGGTTTTCGTTACCATATTGTAAAAACCTCATATTGATGGTCAGCACTGACTTCATGGCATGGCCATGAGCATTTTCACGTCCGCATCACCGTCTGCTGACGTCTGTGACACGCCACCCCGCACCGCTGCCGGTGAATGGTTCGCCATGAAATGTTCAAACAGGGCGGTTGTGGATGCAGAAACCGGTTCTGCTTTATCCGGCGATGAGGACAGAATGTCGCGGGCAGCCTCCACCGTCATTCCGGGAAACGCCGCCAGTTTTTCAGCCTGCGCCTCAGCCCCTTTTGCCTCATCCAGAGCCATAATCTGATCACGGAGTGAGGGTCCGGCATCCGCCTGCGGTGAAGCCGCCAGGATCGGGCGGGCTTTTTCCACCGTCATCTCCGGCATCGCCGCCAGCGTTGCCGCCAGTTGTTCACGACCTTTAGCCTCTTCACACGCCATAATGCGATCGGCTTCACTCTGCGTGGATGCCACCGGCTGCTGTGGTGCTGCCGCGGTCAGAATCGCCCGGGCCTGTTCAACGCTCATGCCCTGTTGTCCTGCCAGCATCGTGGCAAGGTGTTCACGTCCTTTCGCTTCCTGACACGTCAGGATCCCCATCACTCGCTGGTTCTCCTGCGCGGCAGCTTCCGTTGCAGTTAATTGCGGCATAGTGCCTCCTGTATCATGTGTGTTCAGCGCCGCAGCCATCACGCTGATGGCATCCGACGCATTGATTAATTCATCCGCCAGCCCGGCCTCAATGCCGGACTGACCTTCAAAAACGGCGGCCTCTGTTCCCGTGACTGCATCAACAGACAGACCGGTATACATCGCCACTTTTTCGGCAAACATCCGGCGCGCCGCATCAATCCGCTGCTGCATGTCCTGGCGAACCTCTTCCGGCAACGCTTCAAACTGATTGCCATCAACCTTGTGCGCCCCTGAGTAAATCAGCGTGATATCCACACCGGCCTGCGCCAGATGACCGGCATAGCTGACATGGCTCATCATCACGCCAATGGAGCCGATACGGGATGTCTGGGTAACCAGCCGTCGGGAGCAGGCCGACGCCAGCAGCATGGCTGCAGAACAGGCCGTGTCATTGCACAGTGCCCAGACCGGCTTCTGCTGACGGAGGCGGTAAATCATGTCAGCACAGTCAAACGCACCGGCGGCCTGCCCGCCCGGACTGTCAATGTCCAGCAGTACACCCCGCACCTGGCTATCCGCCATTGCCTGCTGAAGACAGGCGACAATGCCGTCATAGCCTGTCATTCCGGAAAATGGCCGCATACCCCCCAGCCGGTGCACCAGCGTGCCTGTGACCGGCAGTACAGCAATACCGTTCACCACCCGGTAAACACGGGCCGGTCGTTTACCTCCGGCCATGTACTCGTCCGTTTCAGCCAGCATTCCGGGTGCATCAAGCTGTACCTGCTGTTGTGGTACCGAAAGACTTGCTGCCCCCATCTCGCGCCCGAGCGCGCAAAAGAAAACCCGCGCATAGGCGGGCTCCAGAAGCAGCGGTTCATTGAATGCTGCTGCAATAATGTGTGAAAGATTACGTCTCACGTGGTGTTGTCTCCTCTTCCGGCCTGCGACTCTCCGCTATCTGCTGCTGATACGCCTGCGCTATCCACACCGGACGTGAGAGTCCGGCTTTTTCCCGCTCTGCAGATTCCCTGACCTGCTGGCGGAAAATGTCCTGATAATCCTCGCCCATCAGCGCCAGCTCTTTCTCATACGTGCTCAGTCCGGAATCAATACGCATCACCGATTCCTGAACCTCCTTGAGCCCGTCAATGGCCATTCTTCCGGCACCAATCCACTCAGCCCGTGACCAGGCTGAACGCGCCTGATAAAAATCAAAACGTGCCCGTGGCGGACGAATAATCCCCCGAAGAAGTGCCTCTTCCAGCCAGCAGGAAAACATCTGCGTGGCCAGCCGGGACGCAATAAATTTTCGCCGCCCCATAAAATAGCGCCACGACTCATTGGCGGATGCGCGGGCACTTGAATAACTGACCTTCGAGTAATCACGGGACAACTGTTCGTAGGAAACGCCAAGACCGGCAGCGATATACCGCAGCAGCGCCTGTTCAAGCGCCGAAAATCCATTGTCTGAATCCTGCGCGGTCTGAAGTTTCAGATCATCACCGGGGAAAAGGTGCGGAATTTTGACACCGCCCAGCGTCACGCTATTCGTGTCATACCAGGTGGAGAACTTATCCAGAATATTAATAAGCGGATTATCCTTCTGCCCCTGCGGCGCACCGGCGATATATTCAAAGGCCTTTTCGGTATCAAGGTCACTTTCAATCGTCGCTGCATACATCGCCTTCACTATGGCCGACTGAAGCTGTGTTGCCTGCAGGGAATCCAGCATCTTCAGCCGTTCCATAACGCTGTAAAACTGATTGGCTCCACGGGTCTGCCCGTCCTCCACCGGCTCGAAAATATGCAGCATGGCCGGACGCCCGGTGGGAAGTTCACGCGGGATCCGTTCCCATCGTCCACTCCCGGAGCGAGGAAAATCATCCTCACAGATATGGTACGCAACGGCACGACCATATCGATCAACCTCCACACCGGCCCGCAGAAAACGGTTCCCGATACCGTGTCCTGGCGTGTCCACCCGTTTCGGACTCACGGCTTTAAAACGCGTACGAAACAGTTGCGTGCTCTCCGTATCCCAGACCGGCTGCACAAAGATTTCGCCGTTAAACGCATGAACGCCCACACCTTCACGGATAAATTCCGTAAACGTGCGTTTCCCTTCCACGTCGATCTCACCAAACATCCCTTCTGCGTATTCTGACCAGGCCGCCTCCACCTCATCGACAAAACTTTTTGCCGCGGTCTCCCGCATCCCCAGCCAGCGCCAGTTCGGGCGGTAGCTAATCAGAAACATATGCCCGACAATGTGATCCTTATGCAGGGCCACCGCATTGGCCGCTATTCCGTTATTGCGCACCAGATCATCTGCACGGGCATTCCCCAGACGCAACGCGGGCAGCAGGGCCGCATCGGCACTCTGCGAGGGTGGCAACCACTCTGCCATTTGCCCGCCAAATCCTGCACCGCCACCGTTGTAGCTGAGGCTCTCCCGAAGCGGAACGCCGTTCACATCAATCAGGACAGGCGTTCGTTTCATAACCTCACTCCCAGCGGACGACGGCGACGGCGGGTTGTCCCCAGTACCGACTCCGCATCATTGATCGCCCGGTTAAGCTCATCCAGAGAAGCTGCCGTATATTCAATTCTGCGACCATCTTTCTGGACAGACACCACCCGTTTACCGGTTAATAAATCAAGGCGCGCCTGACGCAGCGCCTGCAGTTCAGCGACTGTAACCATTCACTCCTCCGGACAGCTTCGCTGCCAGTTCTTTAAGGGTTGGCCGGGTCGTATCTTCTTCCCGGGATTTTGCCAGTACAGCCAGATCAAGCTGCCAGCGTTGCACGGACACACGTAATGCCGCGTAGGCATACACCAGGCAGTCCAGCGCTTCGTTACGCCGCTTTTTGTTATCCCACAGCAGACGCATCTTTCCTTTTTCCCACTTCTCCACAAGCTCTTCCGCGACCAGTTGCTGCGCCTCTGTCTGCGAAAAAATCTCCGGATCATCAGGAAAACGGATGGCATACGACGTGGCTTCATCCGCAGGCGTGGGCTCGGCTTTCATACGGGCATAGAGAATTTCTTTTGCGGTGTCCGTCCCCACTTCGCACAGATACACGCCCCGCTGATTGCGGGTTTTTGGCATGGTGATCACCGGCTTGCCATAAACAGATGCACCTTTTACCGGCAGCACCCGGAAAACACCGTGTTTTTTTGACCTCTGATAGACAATTTCGCCATCGATCCCCCCGGTGTCCCAGCAGACACGGGAAATGGTCATTTCGGTTCCGTCTGCATGGCGGTATTTTTTGTTGATCGCCACATCCACACGTAACAGCGTCTCTTCCTCATCGGGACGCCCCATAATGATGATTTTATCCACCAGAAAGGCTTCCTCTCCCGGAGCCCATCCCCAGACATACATCTCAAAACGGTTTCGCTGCGAGTCAATGCCCGCCGTCAGATAAACCACCCGGGCAGGCACCGCCGCCGTGTAACGCACAACCTTATCCATCAGTACCTGGTGATCGAGTTTTTCGCCCACGGCCTCTTCCCAGGTCTCGCCCAGCGTGGTGTTCACAAAGGTTTTCAGGCCGTTGGGATCTTTCAGTGCATCCAGCCAGTCATAGACAATCTGTACCCAGGTGGTGAACGGACTGTACGCCGTCCAGATATGGAATGTGATGGAGCGCGGCGGCGGAATTTCATTATCCGCGGCGCTGAAAAACGTCAGACCGTCACGGGTCCACATCCCCGTGTTTTCACAGATCCACCGCCCGTTGCTCTGGTCAAGCTCAGACTGATGGATCACGCAGCCATGATGTTCACAGAGGTAGAAAACGCTTTCGGGGCTGTCCTTCTCCCATTTAAGGCCAAAAGGCGTGGATTCATCGCCAAATTTCAGATACAGCTCCTCCCCACAGTGTGGGCAGGGCACATAAAAACGCATGAAATGCGCCGACTCGTTGGCCGCTTTTTCGATCTGGCAGGTGCCTTTGATTTTAGGCGTCGAGCCGCGAATGGATTTGGGCCATACAGAGCCCTCAATACGCTTATCTCCCAGCAGGGTTGGCGAGCCCTCTTTTTCGACATCCGGCTCGAACGAGGAAAGTTCGTCATAGCAGACCACATCCACGGATTTTTCACGGTAGTTTTTTGCTGCCGCACCACCCAGGCACCAGAAGCCCACCCCCGATGAAAAGCGTTTCAGCGTGAGAGTATTGTCACGATGTTTACGTCCCAGCCACGGGGAAAGATCTTTCAGGCATGGCACGTCCCGAATCGTCGCCTCCACGTGAGACTTCATAAAATCTTCAGCGGCAGAATCCGTGGGCTGAAAAAGCAGACTGTTTCGGGATTTATGCTCAATAAAATACCCGGCGACTCCCAGCAACATCTTTGTATAGCCAACACGGGCAGATTTAATCAGATTAACAGTCCGGATCTGATCATTCCCCATGCTGTTCATGATGGCGATCTGGAACGGCAGCGTTTTCCATTCTCCCTCACCATATGAAGATTCTTTAGGCAGATAATAATTTTGATCAGCCCATTCAACTGGCGTCACCGGCAATGCCCTTATCAGGGGCTGTAATGCTGTTGTGACAGCACTCATCATATTATTCAGTTGTTGCTCTGATATATTCATCGAGTAAATCCGGTAATTTATCCCCCGCCCGCGCACACTGATTTGCGCCCTTTGCAATAAGGGTTTTCAGATGGTCAAGATGGCGCGGTGTTAAATCAGGAAACTGTCGCTGCATGGATAAAGGGATGGAATCAAGCGTACTGGATAACGCCATTGCCAGCTTGCTGAGGGCAAAAATACAGAACCCGGTGTCAATAAGTTTTCCTTTTGACACCTCATTTTTTAACTGCTGTGTAACAGCCTGTTCTGCTGTCAGTTCCCATCTGGCAATAAGCAATTTCTCCTCATAGTCGTCTTCGCTATCGCCATCAGGCACATCGTTTTTACTTCTTCTCAGATACGATATGTAAAAATCGCGCCAGGCATCCAGATCCAGTTGCCCTCGCTTATTCGATATCGGGGCACCCGGCAATTTCTGCAATCTGCGAAGCTGGCGATCGGTCAGACTTAAATGCCTGGCAACTTCAGTCTGCGTAGCCACTCCTCACCTCGCAAAAACTCTCACCTCACAATCACAACAAAACCGGTCATGTCCGGTTTTAGTGTCTATTTTTTGCGCATGTCCGGTTCATGGAAAGCATGTTTTTATATTTTTCATATGGTTAACTTGCAGAGAAACCGGACATGGATCCCGGAAAATTTTCATAAATAGTGAAAATCCGCGAGGTCGCCGCCCCGTAACGGCCCGGATCGCCGGAAAGGACCCGGCAAAATGATAATGATTATCAGTTGCAACAAAATCCAGTTTCTTCCACCATCGCACCGGACCAGCGACCATGAGGGGACAACGCCGCGCTCCGTTAACGCGGTAAACCCCGGTGTGTATCGTTTTTGATTATCCCCGCACACTCTCGCAGAGGAGTCTCCCTGTCGGGCTGCGGTCTCTGTTAATGCAGGAATACGGCGACAATACCGCGCATGGATAATAAGGTCGCTCAACACACTGGCTGTAATGCAGCGGATACCATGCGGCATTTAGCGGCATTCATCGTACACTCAACGGTTAGCTCTTCATTCGTGGCATTCACCTGAAAGGTCCGGGAGTGTAATTGCGTACATTTACCACTGAACGAACCTTCAACAAGAACACGACCACGCTGCAAAATACGGAACGGAATTGTTCCCTGAAAAGGCTTTACGGTTACCAGTAATTTCTTCATACATCCTCCGGATAATAAAAAGACTACTTAATGCACTGAGTACGGATATATTCCTGCGCCCCTTCCAGTTGCTTCTGCATCGTCATCAGCCGCTCTCTGAGGGTGAAATAATCCCGTGTAACGGTGTCTGCCAGTCGGGGGCCGGTTGCATTATCCACGCGGGCGGTGCCGGTGGCTTCACGCACGGGACCTGGACAGGTGGCGTTGATACGCAGGCGCTTACGACCAGCGGCAACGTCAGCGCGAAAAGTTTCATTTTCAGCTCTCGCATCGGCTAATTCCCTCGAGTATTTTGCATCGAGCGCAGCAACATCGCGCTGGCGCACCTGCATATCAGTAATGGTTGCGTTCGCCAGCTTCAGTTCACTGGCTTTGTTATCGCGCTGCGCTTTGTAGGTAATCGCGTTATCACGGTAATGGTCTGTTGCCATCCACAGCGCTCCACAGGCCACCAGCAGAATAACGATAAACGCGGAAAGCATTCGGTTTATGTTCACCCCAGCAGCCCCGACGAAGACAACATCATCCAGGCCATGGAAAGAAAAAGAGCAACCAGCATTAGTGAAAATGAAATGCCGACAATTACACAGAGGATCTTCGCCAGCGTTATGAGTTTGTCTGACATGCTTAATCCTCCCTTCACGATTTCAACGCAATGACCAGTTTTGCCAGCCCATACAGCATCGGGGACACAGCAACACCGACCGCCACCCACTTAATGGCAAAAGCCAGTGCTCTGCTGATGTCATCAGTTACAGGCGCTTTCAGTTCAAGGCCGTTTTTCATAGTCAACCTCAACAGAATTCGTTTATACTTTTCCATGTTCTCCCTTGCCTTATCCAAGGTCAGAAACACAAAACCCCGCTTGCAGCCAACAAACGGGGTTTTTACTTTTATTCACTTAGTTTTTGTCAGTTCGCAGGATTTCGTGTTATCCGTCCGTGTGAGCAAACCGCATTTTTCAGCAAAATATTCTGCTTATCTGTCGATTCCCCAGCACGCCAGCGCGCTCTCCTGGTCACGACGGAATACCTGACCGTAACAGTTATTTGAGCGAATACGGCAGTCTCTGCCACCGTCCTTAATCCACCAGCGAATCGCTTCGCATGCTCCCCTGCGATCACCAGCATTAATTCGTCTGTAAAACGTCGACGGGAAACACTTACCGGGACCAATGTTGTACGGACAGAATGACGCGATCCCCGCTTTCTGGGGTTCGGTCAGCGGCACTCTGATGTTTTTCTCCACCCACGCCAGCGCCTTATCACGCTCAATGGCGTTAACCTGGTCGCATTTTTCCTTCGACAACTTCATGCCCGGAACGACAGGTTTGCCATCCACCATGATGGCACCACGGCAGATGGTCCAGATACCTGCACCATCACGGTATGCCGTGGTGTGGTTACCTTCCTTTTCATCCAGAAACTGGTCGAGAATTTCAGGCGCAGAAGCCCCTGCGGCAATCAGCGCCAGAACGGCAGCCGACAGGCCGTATTTGATTTTTGCGTTCATGGATATTTATCAGGATTTATCGGTTCCGAATCCCTGGATATGTTAAGCCTTCACCCCGCCAGTGGTGGGCACTGGCCAGGGTATGTCAATCTGATAAACACAGAGGTGACTATGGATTATCCAAATCTACCAAAACAAACTTTTGCTGATTTAATCGCACTCAGGCAAGCAGTCGTAGCTCTAATCAACGTGTTGCCGGATGAGGAAAAGGAATTAGTTAAAGCAATTCTTAACAGAACTGCCGCCGATTTTTCATCATTCCCACTGACAGATGACCTTGCGGACCTTCCTGAATTAATTGCAGCGTCCGCCATTAAGCTTACTGAAGAGATTTACTCTCCTCAAAAGCCTTCACAAAATTCCTGCGAGTAACTTCAATGCAATAATCGTAAAACGCCGCGAACTGCTCATCGCGGCGTTTTTCTTCAGGCCGCTGAAGATGCTCTTTCAACCGTGAAGCGCAGCTTAGATGCGCCGCGCGATCAAGAATAGTTTCTTTCATTTCATCTGCTGCAAGCACCTCATTTTTTGTTGGGGTGCTTTTTTTCAATTCAGCGATATAGCACTCCAGTTTTTCAATGCGTGATTCAATATCATCGTTTTCTGACCGCAATGCCGTCGGTGGCGTCTTCAGAGAACCAGTAATTATTCCCGGTAGTTTTCCTCTGTAGGTTATCAACACATCCTGCGCCTCTAAAATTATGGGGCGCTTTTCCGGCGACTGCTCATCCCCTTCACATAAAGCGGCAGCAATATCCATGAAAAACTGCTTCGCCTGTTTTTTCGCCTCAGCTTCGTAAAATTCCAGCGTGGCACCTTCAGTACGGTCAAGACTAATCGCCACATTTGGCAACAACAGTGACGGATACCCACCAATTTCCAGTGCCACAGTAACAGTAATCTTATCCGGGTAATTATTTATCCCTTTAACAACCAGTTTGTATTGTTTATTCATCGCCTTACTCTCCCCGCGCTGCCTTACGACGGTCCTCTCTGATTTTGAAATACAGGTTAGTCAGATATGTCAGCAGACCAAACAGCAGACTCCCCAGCACGCCTATTGCCGCCCACTGAGACGGGGAAACCCTGTCCAGCAACTGCAGGAACCAGTAGCCCGTTCCCACCGCTGACGTGGTGTATGACACACCTGTTGTGATTTTTTCCATCTGGTACATACCCCGTCTCCCGTACTCGGAAGCTCACAACAACAAAAGGGCCACCAGCTCTTTACTGATGACCCTGACTCACCGTTACAGCATTGTGCCCGATTCTGGCTGTGTGTCTGTCATATCCGTCACCGGTGACTCCGGCTGAATATCACCATTTTCCGTGGTGACATCTTCCGCCTGTGGTTCCGGAAGCAGTTCCGGGGATGGTTCCGGCTGTGCACCAAGCAATTCATCCAGAATTGAATCCACTTCTGCATCAAGACGCGCCTCAAGGTTCTGCCGAAGTTGCTGTTTCAGTGCGCTCCGGACTTCTTCAGAGCGCAGGACTTCCTTCACTGCCTCAGCAGTGACCAGCGATTTTATTTCTGACATAGGATTTTCTCGTTGAAAGGGGTTATTAAGAAGGTTGTTCCGGAATGAGTGGGGCTTCTGTTTTTGCTCCGGCTGACTGACTGGCGCTGATTTTCTCTGCGGCCCTTTTATCAATCTGCCTGCGCCAGAAATCGCGCACTGCCCTGTACCCACCCGAAAGAAGATACAGCACACAGACCGCCGTACAGAAGTACAGCATCACCTGATGAACAAATGTCATAGTTTCTTACCGTTATGGTTGACAATGAGAACTGTTTTCATTTAAAAAACCGATATACGAAAGCATCTTTTCTTTACATTCTCCATTGGGATTACCTCCGCCAGCTTCCGTTCCTGCCGCTGGCGGTTTTTTTTGCCGGTTATGATGATGCCCGGCTTTCGTTAACTTTGACTGTGACCGTATCAAGCAGTATCGGATACGTCGCTTTTGCCCCCGTGATATCTGTCAGCGTCAGCGTATCTGCTGTAAAGCCATCATTTGTCCACATCACCAGGTCAAACGCAGACTGCTCTGCATCATCAATCACCGGCACCACTTTTTCGCTGTTATTTCCCGCAAAGCGGAAAACAACTGTATGCCAGTTATGGTCAAATGCCCCAAATGTGCCCAGTTGCGCATTCGACTCCCCCTTGTGGTACATCAGATTCAGATTTGATGCATCCGTCTGAAGGAAGAAGGACGCCAGCATGCTGTTTGCTGTCGCGCCTGACGCCCACTGCGACACCGGCCAGTACAGACCAAAGACAAACTGACCGTTAACCAGTTCGACACCCTCCGGGATCTTAAACCGCACGGCAATTTCACCTCCCTTACTGAGAAGATTTTTTGCCTCCTCCACCGCAACAGTACGGAACATCTTCCAGGAGGTCAGTTTACCCGGCTGTTTTTCCAGTCGCAGCGCCTTCCTGCCACTGTCATCCGTCACAGTGCCTTTACCACCGGACGCATTCCACTGCTGCTCTGTCCATACACCACTGCCACTGTTCGCATCATATCCGGCCACCATTCTTGTTACGGCTTCAGTATGACCGCCTGCAGAAGTACCTGCACCCTGCTGTTGCGTCTGACCCGCAGAGCCAGACTGTGCATCCCCCGTGGAGGCTGGCGTGGTCGCCAGCGGTGCAGACTGCCCGCTCAGGAACGGCAGCAAACGCCCGGCTCGCACCAGTATCTCTCCTGCCAGCCGATCTGAAACAATGCCTCTTCGCGCCCAGGAGCTGAAGTGCGTTTTACGATCGGCTGTCGTCCAGTTACCATTACTGCGTGACGCGGCACCATAGTATCCCGCCGTGATAATGTCCGGATCTTCTGACGGCTCGTTTGTCGGCACATTCGCACCATGCTCATCCGTCATCAACGGCACAAAGTGAATATTCTGCGCCGCCTTGCCTTTATAGCCTCCGTAAACCGCCTCATACTGCACTGCATACTTCGCCTTCCAGTCGTACGTGGTGTCACCGCAAATCCACGGGACGCCGGACGTTGTCCCGCCAATACACTGGTCTGCAATATCTGCCAGGTCTGCACGGTATTTATTTACCATGGCAAGAAAAAGTGCATTGTGCTCTGCATGTCTCCCCGAACTGACATCTTTTTCCCCCTGCATCCAGATCACCGACAACAGCACGTTTTTCGGATTTTTCTTCAGGGCTGCACGCGTTCTGCTGACCAGGTCACGATACAACGGTTTATCCCCCCCCCACAGGGAAGAGCCCGCTGTCGCACCCGACGCCTCATTAAACGCGCCCTCTGCTCCCGCAGTAAATCCCGAATCGCCACGTCCACACGGGACAAGAAGGATCCCCGCACGGGCAGGCATAAACGGCAGCAGTTTTTTGGCCACATGCAGGGCATGCCCCACACAGCCATACTGCCCTTTATTGAGGTCTGCTTTCGGGTGATTCAGATTACTCACGTCCTGCACATCATGCAGACAATGGTCTGCAGGAATAATGTCGTTATATGCACAGGCCGCACCGCCCGGTGTCACCGTGCTGCGACGCGCCAGTTGCTTAATACGCGGGTCAGGACGATCATACGTATCCGGCAGCGGCAGCCCCTCGCCAAAAGACATCGAGTTGGACTGCCCGGCCAGCGCAATGACAAAGTAATATTCCGGTTCGCTGGTGGTGCTGATAACAGCGCCACCATCACCCGACGGTTGCACCACCACCGGTGTGGTGACATCACCTTCCGCCGCAATGGCCTGCATCAGGGTATAGGGCGTGATGGCCACCGGACTGCCAAATGGCTGCCACCCCTCCTTCAGTTTTTGAGTCAGTCGCTCCGCAAGGTCTGACGGCGACGCCGCCCTGACCACGTCATAGTGTTTAAATGCCATGAATCCTCCCGGTCGGGATAATGTTGTGAGTCAGATAAGGGGCGGGCTGAAGTCCGGAAGTTACAGGACAATGACAGAAGGAAGACTACAGCCCGCAATACGAAAAAGGCCGCGCAGTTGCGCAGAGTGATTACTGTCGGGTATTATTCGCCAGCTGAAAAATTGATTACTTCACGTTTTGTTGTTTATTCCTTGCTGCCCGCGTCTCCCGGCGCGGGCTTTTTTTGCATGTAAAAAGGCTCCTGCGATGAGGAGCCTGGATATATGCCTAATCTCTGTATACAGCATGATGCCGGGTGCCTCCCGGTGAGTTCAGTATCAGCACCTGAACCCGCACCAGATAAGGGATATAACCAACCACCTGTCGCTGATATGCCCCTCCGCACAGGGGGATTCACCATGCCAGTTTCTTTTAACAAATACTCAGTCTGACAGGCAACTGTCAACTGACTGAATTGTGAGACATTTAAAATTTTCGGGGCATGACTGATACCCGGCTAACCACCTGATGCTTCCTTTTTTAGCAACAAACAGGTCCACCAAAGTGAGACAGAAAAAATAAGTGTGGCGCGTTGTACTGGATTCGAACCAGTGACCGATTGCTTAGAAGGCAATTGCTCTGTCCGGCTGAGCTAACAACGCATGATGCTGATAATGGACCGCCATCGAGGACTCGAACCCCGCGCAGCCAGCTCCGAAGGCTGGCGCTCTATCCCGATGAGCTAATGGCGGTATGTGATATGGTGGCCCTTGCTGGATTTGAACCAGCGACCTGGCGATTATGAGTCGCTCGCTCTCACCACTGAGCTAAAGGGCCGGGCGCAGGATAATAACGGTACGTAACTAATCCTGCAATATCATCCATTCTGACTGACTAAATCCTGTACTTCCCTGACCGTCTGCTCAAAACGTTCAGTCTCCAGCTCAACGCCAGTTGCACGACGCCCCAGCGCCATCGCAGCTTTGACTGTCGAACCCGACCCCATGAAGAAATCTGCAACCAGGTCACCCGGACGACTGCTCGCACTGATTATCTGCTGCAGCATTTCTGCCGGTTTTTCGCACGGATGTTTCCCGGGATAGTACTGCACCGGTTTATGCGTCCACACATCCGTGTACGGCACCTGCGCAGTTACGCCAAAATACCGCCGCAGATGCTTATATTCACTCTGCAGTTCCGCATACTGCCGGTTCAGTGAAGTATACGTCTCCAGCAGCTGGTGGTGGGGCTTTTCCAGTTCACCGCGCTGATGCTTCTCTTCTGCCACCCGGGCAAACAGCGCCTGTAATTTCAGATAATCGCTTTCGTTCGGTAGCTGCCACTGACCGGCACTGAACCAGTGCGACACCATGTTTTTCTTTCCTGTGGCATCCACTATCTGTTTTGCCGTTATCCCCAGGGCAGCACGCGCATCACGAAAGTAAGCAATCAGCGGAGCCATCACATGCTGTTTCAGTGCCCTGCCCTTCGCCTCATACCCGGCATCTTTCGGGCGATACGGCCCCTGATAATGTTCCGCGAACAGAATGCGCTCTGTGGCGGGGAAATACGCCCTCAGGCTTTCCTTGTTGCACCCGTTCCAGCGTCCGGACGGCTTCGCCCAGATAATATGGTTCAGCACACTGAAGCGTTCACGCATCATGATTTCGATATCAGATGCCAGGCGATGGCCACAGAACAGGTAAAGACTTCCGGCAGGTTTCAGCACCCGCCAGAACTGCGCAAGACACTGGTCCAGCCATTTCAGGTAATCATCGTCGCCCTTCCACTGGTTATCCCAGCCCTCAGGCTTCACTTTAAAGTACGGCGGGTCCGTGACTATCAGGTCAACAGAATTTTCGGGGAACGACCGGATAAATTCCAGGCAGTCGGCGTTGATTAACTCACAACTGGATATTTTTACAGTGTTAAACATGGATCATTAAGCCTGTCTCTGATAGGCTCATTCTGCTTTTGCGCAAAGCAGTGGGCCTGAGGTTTGCTTGTGATCCGGACGCATGAGCAGATGGCTGGTGAGTGCCCCTAACACCCACCAGCCGCCCATTTACCACAAATAAAAAAGCCTTCAGGACTGAAGGCGTCTGTAACAACCGAACTGATAGTCTGCCAGCCCCGCCATAACAAGCTGGGTCAGTATTAACTGACAGCGTTCGCGTGAAAGGTACGTATTCTGTGCAATCTCCCCGACTGTCGCCGGTTCGGTGACGCTTAATTCATTAAACACCACTCTGGCGGTTTCGGTCATATCCTGCTGTTTCAGCATGTCTTTTTCCCTTTTCCGGTTAACGTGACACACCAATAACTCTTGTCGAAAAAGCCAGCAAGCTGAAAGAACGGTATTAATAACCACCAGCGAATTTATTGCGCTGCTGTATATTACGGACACAAAAAAACCACCTTCCGGTGGCTTCCTTGTGCGAAAAAAACTTGCATTTCGCCTCGCGATACAGCCTTGCGAAGCTTATACGGATTGAAGCAGTTTATTGATCAGTTTGCAACATTTTTTTCTCTGTAACAAAAGCCATACGCATGGGGGCATGTAACATAAATTCAGATATCCCCAACCACTGATCAATTCGGCGTCTGCACGTAACCAACGTCCACTCAGGATGATCTGCATTTAACCTTTCGGCCATTTTCAGTTTGCTCATTCCCCGTCCTTCGTACCTTTGCCGGAGAATATTGATTAGTCCGGGATATTCCCCAAGCACCTCACTGATAACGCGATCAATAATCAACGCCTCTGTGTCTGTACAATGTGACAACCAGCTCTTCTGCTTCCCTCTGGTCATATCCCGAAAAAATGCCTCAAGTTCCGGTTTTTCCAGCCCGGATTTCTTCATTCTGCGTAAAACCTCATTAACTGCTGTTTTCGTCAGCTTTTTCGAAACCAGTAACCGGTTAAACATATTTCCGGATTTACCCCCACCGATATACGACCACCGCCCCCACATCCGTAATTTCCCCTGGATCCAGACTGCTTCCAGCGTGTTCAGGCGTAAATGTTCGCCGCTTTTGCCTGTAATTTCCGGATATATCATATTTACGCTCACTCACTCTCAATTTTGTAAATCTTCACACCCAGCCGTCCACCAGATACTGGCTGACCACGTACAATATTGATTTCATCAAACTGCTCGTCATCAATGAGCACTCCCGCATGCGTCAGCGCATCCAGCGGTGCTTTCAGAATGTTGTCCAGGTCGCGACGACGCTTATCCGGTGGCTCTGCAATCACCTTTATCGCCAGCCTTCCGGACAGGCTTAATTTCAGCCGCTGCTGGCGAACAATAAGCGCCACAGCCCGGCGATAACGCTTTCCCTCCTCCGAGATAAAATATGTGCTGCCACGGCGTCGCCAGTAAGTGTTCACCGTCGGCGGGTAAGGTAAAACCAAATCTATGAGCATCAGTCACCTCTTTTACCCAAGCACGCCAGTTGCAAAGGCGTGATCAAGAAAACGAAAAATTAACTCAATCTGAGAGCCGTACTTTTTCTCAAACTCCAGCGGGTCTGCATGAAGTTCGTTGTGGTGCTCCCGGCACAACGGTAGCGTGAAAATATCGTGGGCCTTTGTCCCCATTCCCCCCTGACCATGACCAATCAGGTGATGCGGATCGTCAGCAGGCTTACCACAACACGCACACGGCTGTGTCTTTACCCAGCGCGTGTATTTCTCATTAACCCAACGGCAACGTTTAGGTCGCCTCATGAACGATTCAGGAGACTCCGGATCAACGGCGATACTGACAACCGTTTTTTTCTGTGGTGGATTTTGTTGCTGGTGGACGTGAAGTGGCAGCGCAATATTTTTTGTGCGCTGCTTCAGTATGCTGATGGCTGTCTGTTCTCCCGGTACGATGTCACTCTCACGGTATACGGAGCGGATTTTTTCCGCTGGTAATCCCAGCGAACGACGCGCTACTGCCTCAGGTAGTGCATCCACCACCTGATTGCAGGCCGCCCACCAGGATAATTCAGCCAGCGATAATTCACGCTCCTGTGTGCCATTCATTGCGTGACGAATGACGTCAATCATCCATGCTGACAAGTTTCGGTGAGCAAGTTGCTCAAGTGATTCGGAGGTCTGGTCACGCAACTGGTTGTCGCAGTGCCAGCACAACACCATTGCGCCGGTACCATAACGGTGAATGACGGTTTCACTGTGGTGATAATCGCCGTGTGGCCACTGGCAGGATTTAACATGGCGCAGTAACCAGTCAGACAATGCGCCAGCGCCACCAGCAGCACGAATCACTCGTTCGTCGCTGAAAAATGGCAGTAATGATTTATCCTCCGCCAGCGGCTGGCGAACGGCAGGAACGACCCCGGACGGCAGATTACGCATGCTTTTCGGTTCCGGCTCCACCAGTACCCGGGTATTGTGGAATACCGGCATGGATTCACGGCCCGGCTTAACGATCACCAGCCCGAGTTCCGGTACCAGAACAGGTCGAAGTAATACCCGCACGTTACCTCCAGATGCGTTGCTGGAATGTGCGGGACGGACGCGGTGGGCGTTCGGAGTAAGGAAGCCTGACGGAGATTATCCAGTGACGATAATCGAGACTGAGGGCTTTCTTAACCTCGTATCCGCGCCTGCGGTAACACTGAATCAGCCATTCAGCCTGTTCTTCGGTGCAGGGGTCGTGCTGATACCAGTCAGATTTGAATGCATGAGAACGCCGCCCGTGCCTGCTGGCAGGGGCGGCAGAGTTATCCGAATTGTAAAATTTGGTATCGTGCGCCATCTGTTTTCTCTGCTGGCGCAGCAGGTGCCAGTTGTTCAGGCTGACGTGCGAATTGTAAACCAGAATGCCAGGAAAAAACAAAACCCGCCGAAGCGGGTTAAGTGCGGGTGCGTTGAGGATGCCTGACTCATCAGAGGTGGCGAGGGATTTCTCCCTCGCCTGGTCTCTTACTCCTCAGGTTCGTAAGCTGTGAAGACAGCGACCTCCGTCTGGCCGGTTCGGATTCGTACCTCGCAGAGGTCTTTCCTCGTTACCAGTGCCGTCACTATGACGGTTAAACAGATGACGATCAGGGCGATTAGCATCGCCTTTTGCTGCTTCATAGCCTGCTTCTCCTTGCCTTTCGGCACGTAAGAGGCTAACCTACGTGTGTAGAGCATAGATATGGCCTCAGATTAATGTTAAGCGTCTTGCAGGACGCGTAATGTTAACTGGGGCTTTTCTCTATCTGCCTTTGGTGTTCATGCCTGAGACAGATAGCCTCAAGCACCCGCAGCCATTCTACTTAACTCCCGTCACCTCGCCAATATGAAATCAATCAGAAAGGCGATCCATAAGAACAACAGCAAGGCAATAAATTGCCATTACAGCAGCAATAGCCAGCGCACATTTGAGAACCAGCACCACAACCTCCTGTATTGGACGTACACCAGTCCTGATAAATATGAGGCTGTCTCGTCAGTGATTCAATACAACTATTGGGTATAGTTTCTGTGATTTTGTTCTGTAGAAATGGAACACAACAACCAGTCACCACCAGCACTTCTTTAAATACGCCAAGTCCGACGCAAGCTAACCTTCTAGTCCGCTTTGAGCGAAAAGCGGACGTTGGAAGTTTAAAACTCGCGAACTACTCAGCGTCCATTGATGCGTATTGTGTAACGTGATTAACCACAGATGATATTGAAACGTTCTCCGGAAATCTTGACCATAATGTCAGACAGTTCGCTGACGGCATGGGCTTCAGATGATCCCAGAGCGTCAGGCTGAACAGCTATTACCGAAGCTCCACTTGCCAGCCCTGCTTTTATACCCGCAGATGCATCCTCAAATACCACGCATTCACCAGGCTCAAGGCCCAAAGCCAAAGCTGCTTTGATGTAACCCTCGGGACTTGGTTTTCCCGTCATTACATCTTCTGCACACACCATTACTATGGGTAAGGGGAGATTAGCCGCTTTCATCCTGTTTTCGGCAAGCATTCTGCCTGCAGAAGTGACAAGTGCCCAGCTATCCGGTGGCAGTTTTGATAAGAGTGCAGCGGCCCCCTTTACTTCAGTAACGCCTTCTGTCGTGTTGATTTCAACCTCTTCGAGTGAGGCCGCGATTTTATTGGTTTTCTCACCTGCACCAATAAAATGCGTCAGTGTATCAATCGTTTGCCGCCCGTGTGCGTAAGCAATCACAGCCTGAGTATCAAGACCGTATTCTGCACAAAAATCTCTCCAGACGCTTTCCACTACGGCTGTTGAATCAACCAGCGTACCGTCCATATCGAATAAAAAACCCTTAGCGTTGAATATCATTGCCATTCCTTAATGGTTGCAGAAGAAAGTTAATCAAACCATGTTTTTTCATCACCTTTCGCTACTCTCAGGCTGACAGCAATCTGCTCAGGCACAATTCTTGAAAGCGACAATTCAGGCAGGTCGTTGACATCAAAAAAATCAGCATCGAGTGACTCATGGCTGATTGACAGGCTGCCACCTACTTCTTCACAGAGAAAAATCAGCTTGTAAACATGCCAGGGTAAAGGCGGATGGCCGTGAAGATTACGATCCCAAACTCCCAATAGTTTAGTCACTCTGACTTTTAATCCGGTTTCTTCTTCGACCTCTCGACGCACAGCTTCAGAAGGTGTATCTCCAACATCTGCCCATCCGCCAGGAAGACTCCATAATCCATCTGCAGCCTCTTTCACCATCAGAATACGATTATTACGCAGGATAAACGCACGCACATCTGTTTTGGGCGTCGCGTAACCCGTTTCCGATACATGAAACAAATCATTGCGGCTAATATCAAACTGCGAACTCAGCAGTCCAGCGGCAATTTCACGCAAGGCTTCATAGCGTTCCTTGTCAAAGACGTCTTTTGAATAGGTCAGGCCTGACTGCGCGAGGGCCTTTAGTCTCTGGGCAACAAAAATAAGCTTTTCTTGGGTCAACACTTCAGACATGTTTTTCATCTTCATTTATGTATTCAGAGTTCCTGTTAAGGATACTGCTCAATTCAATGAAGAATAACAAATGCATCTGGCACCTGCTATGTCCGCTTCTGGCACAAAGCGGACAACCACGCTAGCTCTACCCTGTGCCACAAAATGTCAATTTGCATCTGAACTAATGCACTTTAATCTCGTCACTTCAATAAATACCGAACATCCCCCTGATAAAACGACAATATGCGCTGCATAACTTCACTCTTCCGGCACTCGCTACAGATTATGTTTTGACGCCTGTCGTAGCGGCGTATTTCTCCGTCTGGTAATGACCAGATAAGGTCAGGATCAACCACAGATGGTTTCTTCAGATTTGCCCTTGAGAGTTTTTTGCGGGCGTTTTGCCAGTCCTTACGCGCCTGTTCAGGCGGGAATAACCCGTAACCAGAGTTGTATACATCGCCACTGGCAACCAGCTCTCTGGCGAGAACACTCATCAGATATCTTGTCGTACCTGTCTTGGCTTCCAGTTGCCGCAACGTCTCGCGACCGCTCAGACGTACAAGTTCAACAACCTGCCCTTTAATTTTTTCCCGCTCTTCTTGTGTAAATACTTTTGCCATAAGCGCCTCCGGCAATCACTTTTCCGATACAACACGGCGGGAAGAATCAGTAATCTGTCGAACAATATCCCGGTGCTTGTTCAGCTCCCGCAGCGCGGCGCAGACTCGCTCCCACTTCTGAACATCACTTTTCGCCCTGCGCAGCGCCAGGTTTGCCCTGCGAAGGGACGGAAAAATCAGCTCATCTGCTTGCGTTTCGGTAAACGATGGCAACGGCTGCACAATGTCCGCCACAGTTTCTGTTTTAATTTCTTCCTGTGTTGCGGCTTCCCGGACTGGTAACGCAGCACCTGCTGGCTGAGGAAAGGCCTTACCATCACTTTCCGTTACCAGCGCGGCTTTCGGCTCTGCTGGTAAATTATCGCCCGGCATGCAGTAACGAAATTTACCGTTCTGATTAACGCGTGCCAGCCGCCCCGTTGCGGTTACCACCGCCAGCGTGGAAGCAACCTTGCGAGTACTGACACCGAACTTACCCGCCAGTTCCTCACACGTTTTAGCCCCATCCTGACCGATAAACTCAATCATCATGTCTGCGGTAACTTTTTGTTCGACCTCCCCGGTCAGCATATCCTGTGCTTCAGATTTTACTGGCCGCTCTTCGGTTACCCGGGATTCACCTTCGCCAGCCAGAAACCAGGTGTGACCAGTTTTATCAACGACGCCATTTCTTTTGAGTTCCCACAGCTCGTTGACAGCCTCTTCACGACTGATTCCAAGGCGAGCTGCCACCACATGTGAAGAGGCTTTTTTCAGTGCTTTCAGTGCGTCAGATACGGTTTCCATTAAAATTTCCTCCGGACAAAATTACTTCACAACCCTCATATTGCTGACATTTGGACGCCAGCTATCCCAGTTAAACGTCACCCATCGACCACCGTTCATGGTCATGCGGTCCATAATCCTCTCACCAAGAAGCGTACTCATTGCGGCATGATTCAGGTTTGTTAACATCCCGACACTGCACAGTGATGCTGTCCGGCGATCAATTATCTGGTGCAATACCACCTGCTCGTTTTTCGTCTCCCGCTGAACGCCTATTTCATCCAGGACCAGCAAATCAACCCCGCAAAGCTCCTGTAAAAATTTTTCCCCGGATTTGCCGTTGTCGTAGCTGTCATGCAACACGCTCATGACGTCAGACACGGTGACGATAATCACGCTGCGCCCCTTCACCATCAGCCGGTTGCCCATCGCCGCTGCAAGGTGATTTTTCCCGGTGCCGGTTTTACCGCTGAACACAAAATTCGTGCACCCGGTCATCAGTTCGTCAGCTATGGATTTGGCCTGGCTCAGCGCGTATTTTTGCCCGTCGTTCTGCACCTGATAATTTGCAAACGAGCATTTGCTGTGCAGAGGCTGGATGCCCGAACGATTCAGGATTTTTTCCACCCGCAACTGGCGATTCTGGCGGTTAATCTCCTCGCTGCGTTTTCGTCCTTCAGCAAGTTGCCATTCCCGCCACTCCTCCACCGTCCGGTACGGTGGAACCGCCCCCTGTGGTGCAAGTCTGCGAATACGTTCAAGAACCCCAACTGCCGCAATGTTTTTCATGACACGTCACCCCCTGAATCCCGGCGGTATTTCAGTGTCCGGTTCAGAAATGTGATTCACGCAACGCTGCGCAGGCGAACGCCCCAGGCGGATAACCAGTTCATCCCATTTTTCCCGGAGTTTTGCCGGACTCATGATGTTTTTTACCCAGAACGAATCCCGCTGGAGACGCCCAAACATTTCACAAATTTGTCTGTGAGTTCTGCCATCCAGCATCCGCATTGTGCGAACGTCATTGGCCCATGCTGTCCAGTTGGGTTCTTTCGGTCTAGTGATCTCGCCATCATCGCTGGCCGCCTGCTCGTAAAGACTCACGATTCGTCCCCAGATCCACTGTGCGCACACCAAATCTTCCTGACTTCCCCACTGGCGTTTTTTCGCACTGAACACAACCGCGTCAGGGTGTCGGGTTAAAAAATCCTGTTCAGCCGTCTGCGGGTCCGGTTGCGAAGCGTCCGGACAAGAAGATCTTTTATCTGACGGTTCAGGTTTTAATACTGACGGATCGGGGTCAATCATCGCCCCCCTAATCGGCAGTTTTTTATCAACAGTTGATCCATCAAAATTTGACGGGTCAACCGTTGAGGGGTCAATATTTGACGGGTCAACTGTTAACGGGTCATTTTTTGCCGGGCTAATTTTTCTTTTCGGTTTATATGACTCACGCGCCGCCGCCGCAGCTGCTTCGAGTTTTTCCACATTAAGCCGATAGATATTGCTTACATTACGCCCACCGACCTTACGCTCTTCCTTCGTCAGCCAGCCCTCTTTCGCCAGTTCTGCAATAGCCGATTTCACTGTGGATTCACTTCTTGCACCGATCTGACGCCGGATAGTTTCAATGGCAGGCCATGACACGCCCTCGTCATTGCTGTAGTCTGCAAGACGGGCCATAACCGCCACCCTGGATAAGATCATGCCGGTGAAGGCGCACCCTTCCCAGACAAGACCATGAAGCTTGCTGCTCATAAAACCCCCGAACACCGTGCTTTTAGTGCATCACCACAGCATTCCCTGCCGGGCCGCCGCGATTTATCTGGTCATACAAAACGACCGCTGACGCAACAAAATCGTCGACATCCTTCACCAGCCGATCCCGCCGTTCGACAATCTCCCGGTAATACTCAGAACTGTGACTGCGCATACGGGCCACCAGCAAAGGCGGCATCGCCTTTTCGATCGCCGGTAACAGCGCCTGAATTTTTTCAACAGCATCAGGCGTATCCTTCTCCACCCAGCGGAAAATTTTCTGGGTATTACGGGCCAGGGCTTCCGGATGGCTGTCGTCGTACAGTTCCGGGAACGTCATCCCAAGTTCGAAATAAGTCCGGGCTATTTCAGCTGCAGGCACTTTCTCACCATCAGGATATGCCCAGGCATTCATCGCCATGCGGATGTGTTCATGTTTGATTTTCATGAATCAACTCCCAGCGCGGGTTGTGTGTTAGCCTGATAGTCAACAGGTATGCCATCGGTTGGGTTGGGGTAAGTACTGCTATCAATCTCGTGCGGGGTCACTACCCACCCTGTTGCTTCACACCAGCGTAAAACTTTCCCCCCCGTAAGTTTCGCCCGTCCAGTAATAACATGGCTTACCATCCCTTGGGTTACCCCAACAATTTCAGCAAAATCTTTCTGGGTTATACGGGAATGATGCAAATATTCTCCAAGATTCATTGTTCACCTCATGTTATGTGACCATGAATATTAATAGCATTGTTATTTTTAAAAGTAAATAGCACTGCTATTTCAAAGAGATTAATAATCTTATTAGAATTGAAGGTATGAAAAGAAAACCCCTGTCAGAGATCGACCTGCAAGCCGCCCAGAGACTGAAAGAAATCTGGACGACGAAAAAAACTCAACTTGGGTTAACCCAAGAGCGTGCGGCAGAAATTCTGGGTTTTTCGACACAAGGGGCAGTAAGCCATTATCTAAATGGTCAGACACCTTTAAATCTAGAGGCTGTTATCAAGTTCGCTGGGTTGCTACAAGTTCCGCCTGAGTCAATTAGACCAGATATGGCAGACTTGTTACGAATTGTAAGGATGTACCCCCAAGAACTGCAGCAGGATAATGTTGTCGCTTTACCCGCAGAGATGGAACAATCGGAAAACGAACTTCCGTTTAATATAGAACCTATAGAGCGAGATTTGATCCAGACGTTCAGGGCTTTCCCAAAAGAAGACAAAGAGAAAATGCTTAAGGAAATGAAGGAGAAAAAAGAATCAATTGAAGAAACCGTTGCGCGGTGGCTAGAGGCGCAAAAAGGTCTTCGCGCCTAATCTGAGGAGGTTAGAACATGAGTACAGTCCTTTCCCCGATAATTTCAGAATTTGAAACAATCGAACAAGAAAACAGCTATAACGAATGGTTACGCACCAAAGTGGCAGCAAGCCTCGCAGACCCCCGTCCTGCAATTCCGCATGACGAAGTAATGGCTGAAATGGAAAACCTTATTGCGCAAATAGCTTCGACGAACAGGAGTGAGTAATGCTGCCCATTTTATGGCTACCTTCTGCGCGTGATGATTTGCGTCAGATCGTAGCCTATATTGCCAAGGAAAACCCTCCCGCTGCACGTAGACTAAAAATACGCATTGAAACATCAGTTTTGTCACTTACTGAACACCCTTACCTGTATCCACCAAGCGAAAGAGCTCTAGGCCTTCGTGAGATAGTGACCCATCCTAACTACATAATACTTTACCGAGTAACAGCATCTAACATCGAGATCGTAAATGTAGTTCACTCACGAAGGCAGTATCCAAACAAAAGCTGTTAATCATTCCTACCAACAACCACCTTCGGGTGGTTTTTTTTTCTTACCTCCAAAAAACAATAGCATTACTATTTACAGAATAAAATAGCAGTGCTATTGTTTATTCATCACCCACCCTCCCCACAGAACGCAGGGCAATACTTCGAGTTACCAGGCAGTGGTCAGGGGGTAAGTAGCCAGCCCGAGGCGTAAGAACATGACGGCAGGGTTCAACTTTAATAACTATGCAGCAGGTTTTTGTTCCGCTACCCCGGCGTTAAGGGGAAATGAGGTCAGCATGGATACTATCGATCTTGGCAACAGCGAATCTCTGGTATGTGGCGTGTTCCCCAACCAGGACGGTACGTTTACCGCGATGACGTATACCAGAAGCAAAACGTTTAAAACTGAAGCTGGCGCGCGTCGCTGGTTAACCAGAAACACTGACTGATGAGGTTGACGATGGAATTTAAAGATTTACCTCCTTCAATCCAGGAGATTGCAGCACACACACTTCGTCATCGTCTGAACGAACTTGAATTGGAATCGGTAACAAAAAAAGACACTGATAATATGGCTCGTAATGTGCGCGATGCGTTTACTGGGCTGTTTTCAGATACAGCTTTAAATATCCATGGCACAGAGGATACAGCAAAACAATTTGCAGAAAAAGAAGTGGAAGATCCCAGTTCAAAGAGCCAGAAACAGCCAAACAACCATGAAATTAACGAACTGCTTCTGGCAACAGGCTTCATAAATATTAACGAATATGAACGCCGTAAAAAAATGTTATCTGATTAATCCATCAAGATATCTTTTTAGCATCAGCGTTTCTACGTTATTAAAACCATCAGATTTTAACATAGCTTCGATTCGCTGATTTAAATTGCCAACTAACTGTTGATACTGAGTAGATGGAAGCATGTGTACCAGCTCCTTGAGAACACAATAACATGCACCAAGTTTTAACTCCTGCTCTGACATTTTATCCTCCATTGAGGTTACTGGTTGAGAATGGAGACCTCTCGTGACAGCGTGTGGTCGTGCGCCGGACACGGATAAGAATCCGGCACTGACAGTTTACTGAAAGGATATTTCCCTGAAAAGTCAGACCATAACGCGAAAGCGCACGGCGAGGTAGCTGGTTCATAGATAGCCTGTCGTTAAATTTTCGTCGACCGTGCGCTTCCGGTTGTGGCAATCCGCGAAATGGCGCGGCGGTAAGTATGGCTGGGGTTTCCTCCATTGCTCCAGAAAATGCACCGGGTTGTCAGGTTGACCATACGCTTAAGTGACAACCCCGCTACAACGCCCTCTGTTATCAATTTTCTGGTGACATTTGGCGGTATCAGTTTTACTCCGTGACTGCTCTGCCGCCCTTTTTAAAGTGAATTTTGTGATGCGGTGAATGCGGCTCAGCGCACGCGGAACAGTTAAAACAAGCGGTCTTTTACGGGCGTAACGGGAATGCTCTGTATCCGGCGTTAATTGTTAACTGGTTAACGTCACCTGGAGGCACCAGGCACCGCATCACAAAATTCATTGTTGAGGACGCGATAATGGAAACGTTATTACCAAACGTTAATACGTCTGAAGGTTGTTTTGATATTGGTGTTCTGCTCAGTAACCGGGAGTTTACGGAAGATGCCATTAAGATGAGAAAATATGAACCTTATCTTCTCAATGATAATTCCATACTTTCCAGAATTGCCCTTCTTGAACTTGGTATTATCGGAGAACAGCAGTGACTTCAGCATTTGCACTGGTGATGACCGTTTTTCTTATAACGGGTGAGCCACAAAATGTGATTACCGGAATTTATGACAGTAAGTCATCCTGCATTCAGGTAAGGGACGAACAAAAAATCCCCGGTGAATGCCTCCCGTTAAAAAAAGTATCGCTGAACCTGAATAACGAAATACCGGCTGGATAACCCGCCAGCCATATTAACGCCATACCAACGGATTAAAAATGCCAGCAATGGCAGGGATTCGTTCACCCTGAAATCTGTAATGAGGTAAAACAAAATGAGTAAAGTCTTTATTTGCGCCGCCATTCCGGACGAACAGGCAATAAAGGAAGAAGGTGCCGTCGCTGTAGCCACTGCCATTGAAGCCGGTGATGAACGTCGCGCCCGCGCAAAATTTCACTGGCAATTCCTGGAGCATTATCCGGCTGCTCAGGACTGCGCTTATAAATTTCTTGTCTGCGAGGATAAACCCGGTATACCCCGCCCTGCCCTCGATTCCTGGGATGCTGAATATATGCAGGAAAACCGCTGGGATGAGGAGTCTGCTTCCTTTGTCCCGGTTGAGACTGAATCCGATCCGATGAACGTCACTTTTGACAAGCTGGCCCCTGAAGTACAGAACGCTGTCATGGTTAAGTTCGACACATGTGAAAACATCACCGTTGATATGGTTATTAGCGCACAGGAATTGTTGCAGGAAGACATGGCAACATTCGACGGACATATCGTTGAAGCGTTGATGAAAATGCCAGAAGTTAACGCCATGTATCCGGAGCTTAAGTTGCACGCCATTGGGTGGGTTAAGCATAAATGTATTCCTGGTGCTAAATGGCCCGAAATTCAGGCAGAGATGCGCATCTGGAAAAAACGTCGCGAAGGTGAACGCAAGGAAACCGGAAAATACACGTCTGTTGTTGATCTCGCCCGCGCCAGAACCAATCAACAGCACAGTGAAAATTCAACAGGAAAAATCAGCCCGGTCATTGCTGCCATTCATCGCGAATACAAGCAGACATGGAAAACACTGGATGACGAACTGGCCTACGCTCTCTGGCCTGGTGATGTGGATGCCGGAAACATTGACGGCAGCATCCATCGCTGGGCAAAAAATGAAGTTATCGACAACGACCGCGAAGACTGGAAGCGTATCTCGGCATCAATGCGCAAACAGCCTGATGCCCTTCGCTACGACCGCCAGACTATTTTTGGCCTTGTCCGTGAACGTCCGATCGACATTCACAAAGACCCTGTGGCACTGAACAAATACATTACTGAATACCTGACTACAAAGGGCGTGTTTGAAGATGAAGGAAGAAATCAGAGCGCAACTGATACTCTCCCGTCGCCAGTACCAGAAACTGATGCAGTGGAAACGGCAATTCCGGGCAACGAAAAAACCGAATGCAAAGTGGAAGTCGAACCATCTGTAGAGCGTGAGGGGCCGTTCTACTTCCTCTTCACCGACAAGGATGGCGAAAAATACGGTCGCGCAAACAAACTTTCTGGTCTGGAAAAAGCACTAGCCTTGGGAGCTACGGAAATCACAAAAGAGGAATACTTCGCACGCAAAAACGGCACATACACAGGTTCACAACAAAATACTGATGCATCTGACACGACCGCACAACCAGACCTGGTAAAAGTTACCGCTGACGAAGTAAACAAAATTATGCAGGCAGCCAGTATCAGCCAGCCTGACGCCGATAAGTTGCTTGCTGCCTCTCGCGGAGAATTTGTTGCAGGGATTAGCGACCCGAATGATCCGAAATGGGTAAAGGGGATTGAAACCCGCGATTCTGTAGACCAGAACCAGCAAGAATCGGAACAGAACGACCAGAAAGCGGAACAAAACAGCCCAAATGCGTTACAAAACGAGCCAGAAACGAAACAACCTGAACCAGTAGTGCAACAGGAACCGGAAAAGATCTGCACCGCCTGCGGTCAGACCGGCGGCGGCAACTGCCCTGATTGTGGCGCGGTGATGGGCGACGCAACATACCAGGAAACATTCGATGAAGAGTATCAGGTTGAAGTTCAGGAAGATGATCCGGAGGAAATGGAAGGCGCTGAACATCCACACAAGGAGAATGCTGGCAGCGCTCAGGATCACGCCAGCGATAGTGAAACTGGCGAGACGGCAGATCCCTTAATTACGGTGAACGGTCATCACGTTATCACATCCACCAGCAGGTTGTGGCACCATCTGATGATTGACCTTGAAACCATGGGAAAAAATCCTGATGCCCCGATCATCTCAATAGGTGCAATATTTTTCGATCCGCAAACCGGAGATATGGGACCGGAATTTAGTAAGACTATCGATCTGGAAACTGCTGGCGGGGTCATTGATCGGGACACCATTAAATGGTGGCTTAAGCAATCACGCGAAGCGCAATCTGCCATTATGACCGATGAAATCCCGTTAGATGATGCACTGTTACAATTGCGGGAATTTATCGACGAAAACTCCGGTGAATTTTTTGTTCAGGTCTGGGGAAATGGAGCCAACTTCGACAACACGATTTTGCGCCGTTCATACGAACGGCAGGGGATCCCCTGCCCGTGGCGTTACTACAACGATCGCGATGTACGCACAATCGTTGAGCTGGGGAAAGCCATAGACTTCGATGCCAGAACTGCTACCCCATTCGAAGGTGAGCGCCATAATGCACTTGATGACGCCCGTTATCAGGCAAAATACGTTTCAGCTATCTGGCAAAAACTGATCCCGAGTCAGGCTGATTTTTAATGTTCAACCCATATCGCCGCCCACCAGCTATAGTGGCGGCGGTCATGCTGTAAAGGCACGTGACCACATGTACGAATTAACTCTATCTCCAGCAGAGATTAAAGAGATCACGAAATACGAGCGATACACAAAACAGCAACACCAGTTAAGACTGCACGGCATCCCATTTGTAATCGGTCCTAAAAACGAACCAATAGTTCTACGCAGGGATATTCCACACGGACTGACAACGATGCCAAAAACATCTGAACTGGTTTCTGCTGAACCCGATTTTGAGGCACTGAACAATGGGAAGACCAAGAAAAAATAAAAAAGATAATGTACTGCCACCGCGGGTTAGATCGAATGGTTACAGTTACGTGTGGAAACCAGAAGGAAGTACAAGAACTATAGGGCTAGGAAGAGTGCGGAAAACCAGCGTAGCTAAAGTCTGGCAAAATTATGAACTGGAAAAAGCAAAACTCCACAACATAATGACCGTAGCTAAATTATGGCACATGTTTATGGACTCCCCTGCATTTACAGAACTGGCCCCCCGAACCCAAAAAGATTATCGACAACATCAGAAGGCGTTGCTGATGGTATTCGGAAAAGTGCTTGCTGATAATGTCAAAACTGAGCAGGTAAGAATTTTCATGGATAAACGAGGGCTTGAGAGCAAGACCCAGGCAAATCATGAACTGGCAAGCCTGAGTCGAGTATACGGGTGGGGATATGAGCGTGGATACGTGAAGAATAACCCATGTAAAGGAGTCAGAAAATTCTCTCTTAAAGCCCGCACTGTTTACATCACCGATGAACAGTATGCAGCGATATATGCGGAAGCAATTCCACAGTTACGCATTGCAATGGAGATTTCCTATCTCTGTGCGGCAAGGCTCGGTGATGTGCTTGAGTTGAAATGGCAGGATATTATGGATAAAGGGATCTACATTGAGCAAAACAAAACCGGCACCAAACAAATCAAGGAATGGTCACCGCGATTACGTACAGCGATCCAGTTAGCCCGAAATGTATCTTCCTGTACATGCGAATATGTGATCAATACAACCAAAGGCGGGAAAGTCATAGCTAAAACGCTGAACAACTGGTGGAATCAGGCTAAACGCTCAGCCGAGCAAAAAGTTGGCGTTCCGTTCGGGTGCAATTTTCACGACATAAAAGCCAAGGGGATCTCAGATTACGAAGGCAGCAGTCGCGACAAACAAATTTTCAGCGGGCATAAAACAGAAAATCAGGTGTTGATTTACGATCGTAAAACAAAAATCACACCAACACTGGATCTGCCGCTCGTGGTTAGCAAGTAG